GGGCTACCTGTCAGTGTGAATTCTGTTTGCACTCCGTCACCAATGAACTGATCCGCCCGCCACGTACCAAAGGCAACGATGGTGGCAATCTCGGTTGGCGGAAAATTACGCAGCGCATCCTCTGCCTCATTCCAACCAATGACGTTCAGGGCTGCCGGTGGCGGTAGTTTGGTGCTGACTCCAGGGACAGTTGGCGGCAAGGTAAGCGACCGACTTAATCCTTCATTCAACTGTTGCGTCTGCATTGTCAGCTTGTCGAGCGCAGTCTCATGGCTCTGCGCTGGGAAATCGTCGTTCTGGACGTAATCCGCTTCCTGGGTGAATGGCACGTCGCGGATGATGGTCAGCGTTTCGCCAGCAGGAACGGCGACAGTTGTCATCACAGTTCCGGTCGGGTTGCCCACTCCAGTGACCGCATAGTCAGCCGGATAGGCCAGCGTGGTATCGACCCCCGCCGAGTTCGTTCTGATCACCTGCAGGTGCGTGTTATCGAGGAAGCGGAAGCCGACAGTGAACGGCCCGGTAGTGCCAGCGCCTGCGTAAGGCCCTGATTTGTCTATCTCTGTGGCGACAGTCATATAAAAAATCCCCGCTGGTGATGCGAGGATTTTAGCGCGAATGTGGTATTCACACCACAGTTGTGGTAAACGCAAGGCGCTAGCGTTGGCCTACGATCTTTCCCATGTCTGGCGCCTCGTCGGGCACTGCCTCGCCAGGCTTCCACCAGTAGGTTTCCCCGTACTGCCGGCGCATCTTGTTCTGCATCGTCGACAGGTATCCGGGGGACGCCATCTCCTGCAGGTTATGCACTACCAGGTGATCCAGCGCCGCCTTGGTGTACCAGAGATTGGCCAGTGGGATGTTCGACTTGGCGAAGCGGATGGCCTCGGCGCCAGCGTTGGTATTCTCCCCCATTGCCGACTGCACCAGGTTGCCCTGTGTCAGGTTGAAGAACTCCTCCATTCCGCCAATCACCGGGCCCATGAATGCAGCAGTCGGTGATGTCTCGTGGCGGGTGATCCCGGAGAACAGGAAATCGCCGTACAGGCCGAACGAGCCGCCCTTCAGGAATGCCCTGACCCAGTTGCGGGTGCCTCCGTCCTCTGTCGGGTCTAGTGTGACCGGATCCTTGCCCATGATGAGCTGGCTGACTTGCAGGCCGAACGCCCCGAGCAGCGTGGTTGAGGCCGTGAACGCCGCGATATAGGCCGCCCTCCCCGCGACTGTATCCCGTGCCATGGCCCGCCGGAAATGTCGCAGCACCACCGAGATCGGCGTCGTCTTGAACAGGAAGATGGAGCGGGCAAGTTCACCCTTCCAGGTGCCGCGCTCCCCTGCTCCCAGTCGGTTCATCATGGCGCGCTCGGCGGCCTTCGGGGTGATCACCGCCATGTCCACCTCTTCGGCCACTGCCCCCAGCAACTTCAGGGCGGCCTCGCGCCGGATGGTCTGGATGGCGATCTTGTAGCTTTCTGACCACGGCGAACCCTGCACCGCCATATCGGGGATCAGGTGCGCCAGCTGGTCGCCCGGGATCTGGTAGATGGCATCTGGCGTCAGTACGGTGTCGTTGACGTTGCCCCATTGCTCTGGCGTGGCCAGTCGCCAGATCTCCCAGTCCTGTTCGGTGATGCCTTTGGACAGCAGGATCTGGTTATCATGTTTGCCCAGTTTGGCGAGCGAGTCGACATCGCGGGTAAGCCGTCCGATGGCGTCCATCATCGTTGCACCGAATGCACGACGACGCGCATCAGAGGCTGCCGACAGCAGCGACAGTCGCATGGTCAGCGAGGCTAGTTTCGCTGGCACAGTCGAGGCGAGGTTGTCATTCCCGAAGCGATTGAGGTCGCCGATCATGGTGTCCATGGCAAGGCCTGCCCGCCTGGCCTGTCGCAGTTCCTCGCCGTTGGTCAGGTCCATGGTGCGCAGCTGGTTGGCAAACACCTGCATCATCGGCAGGTTGTTCATCTTGGCCGTGATGGCGATGGTGCCATGGTCAGCCAGCGAGGAGATGTAGGCCGAGCCCAGCCTGGTCGATACCATCCAGTTGCGCACCCCGTCGAAGAACGCAGACAGGCGGCGCGATGCGACCACAGCCGGCACCCCGCGCACCTCTGCCCAAAGTGAGTCGAGCACCACGGCAGCATTCTCATAGCGCCCTGCCCGTTCTGGATCGGCGAGCACGGCTTCCTTGGTGGCAAGGTCGCGCATGTGCTCATAGGTGCGATCGGCGTTGGGCCCGAACGTCTCGATGGCTGCCGTCTCCTTGGCGAGCCCGTCAATGTGGCCGACCATGATCTGCAGCAGGCCACGGTCGCCGTAGGCAGTCTGATAGGCGGAAAAGTCATCGGCAGACTTGAAGTGAATAGAGCGGTGGTCTGCTCTCCGGTTGGCTGCCATCGAGGATCCCATCGCCGCCTTGCCTGGCTCGTGCTTGTTCCAGCCATTGGTGGCAATCGAGCGCCAGGCCTCGTGCAGGAAGGCGATCATCTTGTCGTCGGTGAACACCCTGCCCTGCTCATCGACATAACGCGACCGGTCGAGGCGCGGCATGATGTCCTGCACCCACTGATTCATCCCGGCCTTGGCGACCCTGGTCTGCGAGTGGTGCTGCGGCAGCGCCCAGTCCTCGAGCTTACCGATCTTGCCGCCAGACTGGTTGAACTGTTCGCGCATCTCGTCGGCAATTTTCAGCCACTCGTCGGCGGCCTTGACGATCTTGGGGTCGATGCCGTTCGTCTCGCCATAGACAGCCCGGGTAAAGTCGCGCACCCCTTCGACATTCTCGAACAGGCCGAGCATGCGCGGATCCAACACCTCAAAAGCATCAGTCAGGCGACGCAGTGCATCGGTGCGGATGGCCTGGCCTCTGGTCTCTATCGACTGAAAAGAACCCTTGCCGTCAGTCCACGACACGATCAGGCGCTTGAGTGCATCCTGTCGCCCACCCTCCCATTGCCCAGTCTCGCGCATCAGCTTGTCGTGTGCTGCGATCTGGAGCTCGAGGCGGCGCTTTTGCAGGAAGGCCTCGCCCTTGAGTTCAGCCACAGCAGCCTTGGCAGCCTCATTCAGCCGCTGGTGATATGACATGGTGCGCCATGCTGCTGGATCCTTGGTGGCCAGCAGGCGCATGTGTGTCGTGATCCGGTCCTCGATGCCGGTCGCTTCCTTCTTGGTTATCTGCCGGCCGACAGCCTTCTCGACGGCGGTGATGCACTGTGTACGCATGGTGTTTCCTTATCTTGACGCGCAGGCGGCTGCGGCATCGTAGCCTGGGGCGTCTTCGTCTACTTTGGTAATGGCGTCGTCTGCCTGCTTGAGTGCTACGGCTGCGGGGATGACATCGCCGGAAGGCTCCATCACTTGCGCGTTTGGCTTCTCGTCGAGGATCTGGACAACCGGCTCGGCTGCTGTGCCCTGCTCTGCTGGCTTGGCAGCGGCAATATCCTGCTCTGCGCTAGTGGCATCCTGCTGGCGATAGGCATCAAAATCCAACTCGGTTGCCTTCGCGTCACTCTCGGCAGGCTTAACTACCGGCACCGGCTCATCCTTCAGCACCGCCCGCAGGATCTCGCCACGGCTTGGCGGCTGTGCGTCGAAGATGTTGGCCTGGCGCGGGTTGCCCAGCGCGCGCACGGCGTCATAGTAGCCGGTGATCGACTCGCCGATGGCCTTGGCTGACCGAGTGTTCTTGGCAAAGTGCTCCATCCACAGCACCGCCTCTGGCCCGATGCCGGATCCGAACATGTCATTTTGCGCCAGGTAGCTGTCGAGCTTCACACCCTCGGCCTTCAGGCTCTGTGTGGTGTCGAACGCCTGCAAGAGTTGCGGCTGAATATCGAGGTCGTGCAGGTCACCGACTGCGATCATGTCGCGCGCCTCTGCCACGTTCTGCGCCGACTTTAGCAGGGCGTTGGTCAGGTTCTTGGACAGGTCGTCAGTCGATTCCACCATCCGCTCGAGGGCCGGTGAATCGCCGTAGGCCTTGAATAGGATGGCATTCACCATCCGCTTTTCGCCCTGCTTCGACAGCTTGCCGTCGCTGGCCACGAACTCACCGAGCTCGTTCTGCGGATACTGCGACAGCCACTGCTTGCGGAAGTTGTCCAGGCTACGTGCTGCCAGGTCGCCAGACTCAGGCATCTCGACGCCGGCGAGCTCCGGCATGCGCTCGGCATCCACCTTGGCCTGCTCCAGCGCCGACATGCGCAGCGCTCCGCCCTCGTTCGATAGGATGGCCGCGAGCTTCACATCAACCGGCCTGGTGAACTGGCGCACCAGCACAGGCTCGGTCATGCCGCGCACCGCTTCCGGTGTCAGGCCGAACTCTGCGGCCCGCTGCTCCAGCGCCAGCTTGTAGCCGTCACCCTTGCCGCCTGCATAGGCCTGCTGGATAGCGGCCACTCGGCCATTGCCGCCGACAATCTCGCCACTCTGGGCCAGGGTCGGGGCGCCTTCTGCCATGGTGGGCGCTTCACCCAGCCGACCGAATTGCAGGTCGTTGGCGATCTTGGTGATCTGCAGTTGCGAGGCAGTGCGGGAACGATCGCGGTATTGGTTGTCGGCCTTCTCCATCGTGGCCTTGAGCGCGCCAGCATCGACCACCATAAAGCGCACCGGCTCGGAGCGGTCACCGACGAACACCTCGCCGTCTCGGCCATGCACTGCACCTGGTAGATCCCGGGCGCCGGATGCGGAAACTTCATCGTAGGCATCTTGCAGCCGATCGCCCACGAACAAGGCCTCATCGGCGGGTGCCAGTCCACGGCTTTCGAGCTCGGCGCGTAGCTCGTCCACGGCGTCGAGTGTGGTACGGAGCGACCCCTCCTCCTCGATGGCTCGCGCGACCTGCGCCTCCATGACTGCGCGGTTTGGCACAAACTCGGCGGAGTCGATCCCTGTCTGTGACACATCGACCGGTTCGTCGGCCATCACATCCTGAATGGCTTTATCGATGGCCTTGCCGTGGACGGTGCGTGACTGTGGATCCAGTGGCACGCCGGGAGCTGTGTCAATCTCGAGGTGCTGCTGCTTGTTGGTGGCCAGCGCCTCATCGACCACTGATGGTGGAATGTTGGGAGTTGTAGGTGCTGGCGGCTCCCCTGCCCTGGCCGCCTCTGCCGCTTTGCCGCGAGCATGCAGGCCACCGAAGGCCAGCCCGAGGATCAGGTCGGTGGCGATGGATGTCTTGTCGAATGTCTCATACTGCTTGGCCTGCTCTGGATAGCCTCGAGCCTCCAGCAGTTGCTGGGTCGAATAGCGCTGCGCCATGCCGACGCCAACGTTTGTCGCCGCGCCGACTGCCATGCTGATCGCAGTCTTGGCCCCGAAGCCACCAGGAAGCGCGATGCCAGCCGCTGTGGCGCCGCCCTCGAGCAAACCCTTGTAAGTGGCTGTCGTTGGGTCGAGGCCTTCATACGTCTCGCCCATACGCTTGGCAGAGTAGCCTTGGATTGCAGATGGCAGCGTGACCATACCGGCGAAGGCTCCAGCAGGGCCGCCGATGGCCCCACCTATAAGCGCACCCTCAACTGCCTGCGGGACTACGCTGCCGAGGCTGTATCCAATCTGGCCGATAGTGCCAATCTGCGGCCCCGGCATCAGGGCGTGAACGGTGGCCGCTGATTTCTGCTGTTCGGACTTCAAAAAATCCTCTGCCGAGGTGCCGCCAAAATAGTCGTCGAACTTCTTGGCGCCAGGCATCAGCATCGGCGTAAACAGATCGGCGGCTATCATGGCAGGCTGGGCGACGATACCCTGCAGCAGCCCCTGCCCTGTTCCTTGCAAGGTGCCACGGACGACGCCATAGCCAAGGTCGCCAGGGGTGATAGGGTTCAATGCTGCGTTGGTGACTGAGTTCACATCGCTGGCTGGGTCGAGGTCGAAATAGCTCATTGAGTCACCCCGGCGCCAGTGGTCGGAACTGACACGGTCAGCATGATGGGGCCCTGTGGCCCGTTGAGATAGTTTGCGCCGTTGGTCACCAGATATTTACCCTCACCGATGGATTGCAGCCCATAGGCAGATAGGTCATCCATCCCCGAGCCCTTGAGCCCGGCAGCCTGCATCTGCTCGTTGAACGATTTTGACACCCGATCCTTGAATTGATCCTCAGCCATGCCCCACGGCTTAAGCACCTCGCCGTTGCCGTTAAAGTCTGCCACTCCACCAGTCACCGCGAAGGCTGCCTCTTTGGCGCGGCGGCTGTCGAGTGAGTCAGCGAGCACGCCGTCACGGGATGACTTGCCGGCGTAATAGGATTTGAATGCCTGATAGGCCGTCTCGTAGCCCTTAGCGTCGCCCCGGAAGGCTGCGCCCACTGTGTCGTTGAATGCCATCTGCAGGTCTATCTCCTTCGGCATTGGGAACTTGCCGCCGCGCCCGTCCTGCTCCTTGTCGGCCTTATTCGGGTTGAGGATGGCCTCGCCCTCGAGGATGGTGGCCGCCACGTCGCGCGGTTGCAGTTGGATGTCGGAACCGAGCCAGCCGCCCGGGATGGTGGCCGGCTGCGTCCGGGTCAGCAGTGAGCCAGCAATCGCGGTGACCGGTGAGTCGGCGGCGATCTGCGTCATGATCGACATGTAGGCGCGCTGGTCGCTCAGTGTCCCGGTGCGCACCTGGTCGAGATAGGCCAGTTTCTGCTGGGTAGGCATGGTGCGCAGCACGGCAGAGAACTGTGACGCCTCGCCCTTCATCAGCACCTGATAGGGGGTGCCATAGTTCTCGTTCATCATCTGCGCGGTGCCGATGCGCTTGGTGAGCTCCGGAGCGATGGTGTCAGGCTTGGACATGTCGAGCGGCTGCGTATCGGATAGCCCCTGCTGCATTGCGAAGGTCTGCGGGTCGTCCTGTCTGGCCTTGTAGACTTGCGCCGCTGCGGCTGCCTTGACGCTCTGTCTGGCATCAGCCACGGCATAACCTTCACCCTCGACCGGCTTTGTCGTGTTGAGGTTGGCGATGATCTGCTGGTCGGTCATGCTGGCAAAGCTGTCGATGTCGCTCGCCATAGTGCGGCCTGCCTCGTACTCGGCATAACGGGTCACACCATCTGCCGCCCCGTAGGCGTTGGTGAAATACTCCGGCGTCAGGTTGAACGGGTCAACCCTGCCATCCTTGTGCATGTCGTTCACGTCGACCATCAGTTGATCCGCGCTGGCCCGCTGCTGTGCCTGTTGGCTGCGCACCTGGTTCTGCGCCGTGATGATCATCTGCTGCTGGGTTGTGTAGTCTAGCGCCTTGAAACTCTCTGGAGCATCGGCCCAGATCTCGCGCTCGACGCCTGGCCCGGTGGCCGCAGACTGGCCGGAACGTCCCATGACTGCTGGCACATAGTCCTGAGTTTCCTTGGGTAGGTGTGACAGCCAGTTGGCCCCGCCCTCTTTCACAGCCTTCTGCACAGCGCCAGGCCCAGCGTTATAGGCGGCGGCGGCCATCGCTGGATTGCCAAAGGTCTGCAACTGCTTGTTGTAGTATGCCCGCCCCAACTCCTTGTTGTAGTTGGCGTCATTTTTGAACTTGTCCTCGTCCCACGGCAGACCAGCCAGGGCCGCAGCCTCCGGCCCAGTGCCCGGCATGACCTGGGCGATCCCGACAGCTCCTGCCGATGATGTCAGCGGCTTGCCGTCCTTGCCGAACTGTTTGCCGCCAGACTCCTGGCCGATGATGCCAGTCTCAAAGATGTCGCCGCCGGTAGCGCCGCCTGCCTCTTGTGGCACCAAGCGATCATCCAGCCATGCCTTAGGATTGCGGAACATAACGCCCTGCTCGGCGGCCTTGGCTGCCTCCTGCTTATAGCGGTTGCCGATCTCAGTGCGCTTGGCTTCAGGAAAGCGGGATTGAGCATTGAGCACCGCGAGGCGCCGTTCGGTCACATCCTGCAACCGCTCCGGACTCTGCGCGATGATCTGGAAATCCTGCTCCATGCCGAGTTTGGTGTCGGTGGCGACCTTATCTGTCGCCTGCTGGTCCTGGTAGTTGTAGAAATTCTGGTTCAGGCTGGAGCGCAGCTTCTCAGCGTGCTGGCTAAAGAAGCTCTTGGCCTTGTCGGTCTTGAGTGCGGCCAGCTGCTCAGTCTTCCACTTATCGAACTCCGGCTTGGATGTTTTGCGCAGGTCCTCGCCGCCGACCGTGTAACCCTGCTTCATCTCAGTCGAGCGCTGGTTCCAGAACTCATCCCCGGACGACAGCGCATTCGAGGCGGTCAACAGGTCGGTTTCTTCTGCCTTGCGGTTGTCGAGTTGAGCCACTGCAGACAGGTTGGCGCCGGCAGACTGCAGGCCCTGCCCCAGGTTGACCAGCCCGCCCTGATCCATATTGACGCGCGTCACGCCGATGGTGTTGGCCGATGGTGACTGGCGCTTTTCGTAAACAGGTATTCCAGCCATGGTGGCCCCTATTTCAGATTTTTATATTGGCCATAGAGGCCGCTAGCGGACGACAGCAGCGAGCCAGCCGCCGAGGTGTAGGCGTTGGTCTTGGCGTTCTTGCCTGATGCCAGCGTGCCCTTGGCCTGGTTGGTGTAGCCGCGCGCCTGGTTCTCTGCCTCATAGCGGATGTTCTGCGCGTCAGACTCGGCATTGAATAGGCTCTCGCGCAGGAGGTCAGAAGCGGAGCCATTGAGCTGCATCCCCGCCTCAGACTGCGCGGCCATCTGCGTGCCGACCATCTTGCGCGCCATGGCCCGCGAGTCATCCTCACGGACGTTCGCTGTCTGTCTGGCCTGCTCGGCGTTAACCTTCATCTGGTCAGCTTCAAACTGTGCTTGTGCTTGCGCGGCCTGGCCCTGCTTGATTGAGCCCACGGCCGAGGTGACGGCGCCGACCGCAGTCACGCCAATCGCGATCCATGCCATCGTCATAAATTACTCTCCACAATATTCCCCTCGAGTTCGGTCAGTATATCCTCTGCCCGCTCTGGATCTGTCTCGGTTGTTGCGTGAAACGTCACAAACAGGGTGTCGGCATGAGCGAAGATCACCCGCTTGGTGCCTGGCTCTGTGCGCATGCAATGGAACCCGACCACGCGCCGCTGCCCCTGGCTGGTCCAGATGGTGGCATCGCCGCAGATCACAATGAAATGCTGCTTGGCGTGGATCTTGGTAACGGCCAGCTGCCCGGCAGGCATCGGGTATTTGCGGCAATAGAGGCCATCGGCGAACAGATGCTCTACTTCTGTCGGCCGCATCGGCAGGCCAGCATCGGCCACGGCGACCGCGAGCTCGTTCTGAATGCGCTGCATCTGCGACATGGACAGGGCCGCGCCACTCTCGAATACCATGGCGCCATTCACTGCCTCGGCAGCCAGAGCCCCCACCCGGTTGAGCTCATCGAGCACGGTTAAATCAGTCATTGCGGATCCTCGCGTAAATCCAGCAGTCGCCGCCGGTTGGTGTGTAGGCTCTGGCCAATCCCTCGCGCTCGAAGCCGAGCATGCGCAGCATCCGGTCGCCAGCCTCGAAGCCGACATCAACGGTTGCCTCGATACGCCGCCAGGGTGCGCCATGGTCGAGGCAGCCTTTCATGGCCCGCACGATGTAGCGCATGTGTTGGCCCGCATCGCAGGACACTAGGGCCCAGGCTGTGGCGTGGCCTTCCCATCGCTCCTCGAAGCCTGCCACCACCATCACCCGGCCGTGGTCATCAACAGCCGTGAACGAGTTGGCCAACTCCAGCATCTCGCCATAACAGGGGTCGCATACCGGCGAGGCAAAGTAGGATTGTGCCGGTTGCAGCTTCAGTTCGGCCAGGTGCTCGGCCTTGAATGGGATGATCTTCATCGCGGTTTCACAAATGTTGTGGTGCCGGTGCGCCGGTTATCGCTGGCGCCCTGCCCTGTTGTTGGCTTGCCCTTGTCGAAGGTCAGCGCCTCGTAGACACCGAGCGAGGCGGTAGCCACCATCGCAGAGTCGCCGAGCGTTGCTTTCTTCTCCATGGCCTCTGCATCGGCCCCGAGTATTGTGGCGGCCATCAGCGAGCATCCTGTGTCAGAAGTTGCGGGTAAATGCCTTCCAGCGTCACGGCGGTGGGCTGGTCATTGATGTACTGGACATAGGCGTCTGTCTCGTAGCCCTTCGGCCAGTCGACCACCTTGTCGCCCGTGAATAGCGGAACCGGCTGATTCATCGGCATGCCCTGGCCGAAGTGGAACAAGTCCATGTGGTCGTTGTCAGGGCCATAGCTCCCGCCGCCTGTCTCGAGGAAGCGGAACACCATCTTGTGCATGCGCTTGGTCTTGCCCTGCGCGGTACCGTCAGCGGCCCCAGCTTCCATGCGCATAGTGCGCAGGCGGCATGGTGCTGGCAGGCCGACCTGGACGATGGTGTATTCCCGCTGCAGGGTGATGGCCCCGCCGGTCACGACGCGCTGCGGGTGCGGTGAGCCGTTGGTCAGGATGTCGACCGTCTCGCCCTCGAGGTGCGACAGGCCGGAAATGGTATCAGCAGCCAACCCGTTATAGGTCAGTGCTGCATCCATGTAGAGCTGCGATGATTGCGGATCCCCGGTGCGCCAGGCTCTGTCCATGTACTCGACATAGCGCTTGGTCTGCCCGTTGATGGTCCGCTTGACCACCATCCATACCTCGTTGCGGTCACCCTCTGCTGCCGGCATGCAGGCTACTGACTCAACGACGCCACTGCCGCCGATAGGGTGACGATGCCAGCCGCGCACTCGTTGCTCACTGTTCCAGGTCATGCAGGCCAGCAGGCCGTCAGAGCGCACGGCCCAGACCAACGGATCCGGCTCCTGCGCATAGTCGATGTCGATGAGTCCTGAGAACGTGATGTGATCGGCATCGACAGTTACATCCGACGACTGATAACCAGCCATCTCGTCGTAGGCGATTTCGCGCGCCTTGAGCCCGGCCCGCTGGATGAACAGCACAGAGGATCCAGCCTGCACCGGCACCACAGAACGGGAACCAAACTGCGACTGAGTGCGCACCCGGACGTTGCCAGGGGCGAGCGGTGAGCCGTTGGAATACTCGCCGAGCAGGAATTCGTTGCCGGCCGTGCCGATGATCAGCTCCTTGTCGGGGATCAGCCACTGGATCTTGTTGAACTTGCCAGACGACAGCGTGAGCGTGATGGCCATGTCGTCGGTGATCAGCCCGAAGTTGAGCCGGGAGAAGTCATCGAAGCCAGACGACACAGACGACCACAGGGTCTGGCCCCGTGCGAACCACAGCCGTTCCCGGAAGAAACACACATCGCTCGGCCAGCCCTCGACATTCGACCATGCAGCATGAGCCCAGCGGGTTGTCGCATGTGGAGCGGTAACGCAATCGCGCGGCAGGCGCTGGATCACATCGACGTTGACCACTGTCGTCGAGACGAAGCCGGTGATCTTGACGTAGCCATAGCCCGGGTCTCGGAACTCCCACAGCACCCCGTCATCCCCATCGTACAGGGCGCCGAAAGTGTGAATTGGCTTGAATGCCCCAGTCGTCTTGCTGTTCAGCGCCTCGTAAATCTTGGCGTCAGACCGGCGGCGAGCGGTGGCCACGATGGCCTTGCCGGGCTCCCAGGTGGTCACGTTGGTGGTGTTGGCAGCCTCAAGGTAGAACTGACTGCCAACCATGGCCGCCGTGAATATCGCTGCGGAGGCGTGGAGCTGGGTTGAACCTGTCTCGGCATCAGCAAAGACGGTGATTGTCTGGTCTGGGTCGATGTCCTTGAACGGCCCCCACTTCGCTTCGAACGGTGTCAGCGTGAACGAGGTGGGCGAGGTGCGCTTCAGGATCCGCTGCTGGTAACTCGGGTGCGTGATGTAGAGGAAGTCGCCAGACTGGGCGAAGCGCAGGCGGCAGGTGCCGTCCTCGTTGAAAAGGTCGGCCTGGGTGTATGGGGTAGCCACCTCGACCGGAGCACCTGGCGGCGACTCGAGACGCCCGCGCACCTTGGTGATGGTGTCCCAGGTGTAAAACCTGATGTAGAGGTGGCCGATCTCCAGGATGTAGGCCTGGTCGACAGAATACTCGAACGGCTGCAGATAGGATTTCTGGTTCTGGTCCTTGGTTGGCTTGATGAAGCGAGTGCCACCACGGCGGCGGGCGGGCCCTTGGACAGTTGGAATAAAATTCTCCAGGATGGAGCAGCCAGATGAGTATTTTGAATAATCTGATCTCGCATCCAGAGAGCGTGATAGTTCACCGGAATTAAACGAAATTTGTGCCGGGCTAGCCTTCATTTATTTCTCCGACGAAGCAAGCCGCGTACGGCTGATTCCGAGCAGCTATAGAGCCTGCCTATCTCAGAAAACGACAGGCCATTTGCACGCATAGTCATAATGGTGTCGTAAGCATCTATTGGCATCTTCCTGCTTGTTGATGCTTCAGCCATGCGACGGCGCATTTCATTTGTTCGCTTGGCTCCGCGCCTAGCATCTGAGTTGCGTTTCCTATGCTCTTCTGTGTAGTGAAGCCCATGTGACCCAATGCCACCCAGCGTCATGTTGTAGCCGCCATGGTCAACATGGGTTTTGTACTTGTCGATGGCTTCCTGCTCGACCAGATTGAGCATTTCTTTATCGCTGCCTTCTAGCTCAATGATAATTTTCCAATCGAAACGATCGGGTCTTTCGCGCAATGCTTGGTGGAAAGCGTAGTGCGATTTTTTTGCTGTTCTTAGGTGCATACCTTTGCGCCGCTTAAGCTGCATCGAAGTGGCGCCGATGTAGCTCATTCCGTTCGTCTGGTCTGTTGCCATGTAAACAATCATCAGATCACCTCCGTGCCGGAAGGCAGTGATCCGATGTCGCTGGCAGATGCGCCGCCGACCGTTGTCTCGCCGTTCCTGCTGTCGAGCCATGAGCCCCAAGGGAACTCGTCGGCCGCCGTTTCGATGGCATCCTGGCGCTTGGCCTCTGACAGTGCGAACTTGTACTCGTCAGCAGCCCGAGCCCGCTTGGTTTCGGATTGGGTCAGCGGCTCAGCAATCTCCATCGCTAGCTTGCAGGCCAGCACCTCGACGAATAGTGGGTCGAATAAGCCTGGGTTGGTGATGCGTGAGATGTATCGGACCTTGAGCGGCGCTGGCAGGTTGGTCAGGATCTCGCCCTGCTCCACTGCCCACGGCACAGTCTGCTTGGACATGGGGCGCAGGTAGATGTCGTTGACCTGCACCAGGCCAAGGAAATCAGCCGGCAGCGGGTAGCGGTAGGCAAAGCCCCAGTTGGGTTTATCCACCAGTGCCAGCAGCTGGTCGCGCTTCAAAGAGAACTTCCAGCGAGTGCGCCGCAGCTCGGCATCACGCACCTGATCGAAGATTCGGTTTAGAATGCGCGCCCGCTTGGTGTCATCGGTCAGCAGCAGAATTGGGTCTTCTCCGACCTTGTTTAGCGCATAGTTGGCAATCTGAGTTTTATCCACGGCGAACCCCTCATCCTAGTGATGTGATTTTCGCCTCTGCGTTGGGATAACGCAAACGAAACAGGCACCCGTAGGTGCCTGCTGTTATTCCGTGACCGCTTGCTTGGGCCTGCCTCTGCGTCGTGGCCCGGTGACCACTTCGCTCGAGCCGGGCGTGACAGAGATGCCACGCCCCTGTGCTGGTTCCGGTTCGCTGACCAGCTGCGCGCGGTGGGCTTTCACCTCGGAGGCCGTGAGCTCAACAGCCCACGGCTCGAGGATGTGCCACTCGAAAGCCTCGCCGGGATGGACTAGCCGATCAGGTAAGGCTCCGAGCTCTCTTGCGCGCTGCCAAATCATGCGATGGTGTACCCGGCCTTGTAGGACTGATACGCCTGCGCATCCTTCACCAGGAAGGCGTCAATGGCGCCACCAGTGAACGGGCCAGCGGTGACGGTGTAGCGAACGGCGAGATAGCGCTCGTACTGGCCAGCTGGCAGCTTCACATCGACGACCTTGGCGCCCGCAGTCAGCGAGGCCAGGGCGATGACGCCAGAGTTGAAGTGAACGGTAGAGGATGACATCGCAGTGTTATCATCGGACTCCAGCGTAACGGTCAGGGTGCCAGCGCCAGTTACGGCGACAGGAACGGATACCACCAGGTGGATGTCTTCGCCGGTGCCAATGTCGCGCACCAGGTTGGTGTTGACCGAGTTGCCGAGCGGGTAGAGGTCCACCACGTTCTGCGAGAGCGCCGTGACGGTGACCGCTTGCGCATCGGAGAACTCCAGGAATTTGTCCATGATCATCTGAATGCTCCTTAAGCGATCTGCGCTTCGGTGTTGAGGATGGCGTCACACAGACGGATCGGGATGCCTTGGAACTGCATCGAGGTCATCGGCATGCCGAACTGGCTCAGAGCTGGTTCGATGGCGATGGCGCCGGCGGACTTCTGCAGAGCCTGCACACGGAGCAGGGAGCGCACGGTGCGGTTTGCGTAGAACACCGGACGGATGCCGCCCATGTTCGGGATCCGGTCGATCGCGCGGCTCATCAGCTTGATAAGCTCAGTGGAGGCGGTAGCGGCCTGGGTGCCGGTCAGTGCGGTCAGGTCGGCCACGTTGACGTTGGCAATGCGGACCACATAACGCCAGTCTCGCAGGGCCAGGCCACACTTCCATTGGAAGTTGTCATGGTAGCCGAAGAACTTGCCGCCGGTCGCATCGGTCACGACTTCGAGGCCGCGATCGTTGTGCTGCAGGCCAGCCATGGAACCCTTCGGATAGATGCCATGGACGGTGTTATCGCCCCAGCCCACCAGGTAGATGGAGGTGTTACCGGAGGCGCCGCCACCACTCAGGATATTCTGACCGTTGGCTGCACTCAGGGAGGAGTAACGCAGGGCCAGACCGGTGAAGGCTTCAGGCTCGGTGCCGGAGTTGCCATAAATCAGGGTCTGGGCGAACTTCTGGTTCATGCCCTCGAGGAAGGCATTCGCCTCGGACATGCGGAACGCGCCCACATCGCCGTTGAGCTCGGCCAGGTCCTTATCGACCACGGACCAGGCTTCCAGCATGCCGCAGGTGTCATCGACCTGAACGGTGGTGCTCTTGGAAGGCTGGACGCCGTAGTTCAGTTTGCGCCATGCCACATCAGGCAGGCCGGATCGGACGGTGGTGCGGGTACCGGTGGGCAAGTTGCCTTCCTTCCATACCTGGTCCTCGATGATTTCATTCGACTGGGAAAGCAGCTCGATGATGCGTGCGGGCTGGTTGTTCGGATCTTGGCGCTTGGCCCAGTCAGCCAGGGTCAAGTTGTTGGTGGCAAGTGTTGGCATTTAACGTTCTCCGATAATGCACATTCAGCGGGCCGCACGCGATGAAAGATCGCGCTTGTCGGTAGTGGCGAATATACAACATTGCTGTGAATGCAACAACTTTTGTGGGAATGTTGCGGATATTGCAACACGACAGGAATGGCAGGCAAAAATATGCCCGCTGGAGGGCGGGCTAATTACATCACAGAGGAATTGCAGGCCGAAAGTGTAGGCCTCAAGACTGATTGCACAGCCATGACATGTGTTGCCGGCGCCGGGTGCCTCCCGGTGACTGGTTACATGCTCACCAGTCCGAAATCACAAGGAGCTTTGACCTTCCGCATGTCCGCCATCCGCATAGGTGGATCCGCCACAACTGGGGTTGCACTGACAGGATTCGAACCTGCGCACGGTCTAGACCGCCGACGATAGCGTGAGCCATGACCTCACGCCATTGCGTCGCTCCCATTTTCAGGGCGCCATAACCAGACTTGGCCACAATGCAACTTCAGTTATGTGCTCGTTGCGCTGTCGTTCGACATGGCTTCGAGCTTACCGGAATGCCACCGGCTTGAGACTGGATCACCTCCTGCCTGTTTCCTTGTCGGGGGAAACTGTGCCCCACACCGCAGTTTCAAGCCAAGGGGCTGTGTCTTCTCATGACCGATCAGCGGCTTTCGTTCACCAACTTCGCAGGGAGGTCCCTCCATTGGTGGCTGTCGTGGTGGCCTGAGCTGATCCAGGCATCCTTGTTTCACCCTTCTTCCGAGTTTCCTCGTGTAGACCAGAGGTGTTCTAAGGAGATACTGGTCGATCTTTCGCATCAGTCTGCGCATTCACCACATTAAAACTGTATCGTAAAACGCAATTACCTGCAACTACTGCTTTCCGCTCCCATACAATACTTGCGCAGTCGGCAGTCGCTCACCTGGCTGTGAACCTTGGCCACCCTGCCCACCTGCATCGTGCTCACCCAGACCCTTGCCGATGTCCATAAAGAACTTCATCGTGGCCTTATAGCCGAGCTTGTCCTCGATGGCGGTGATGATGTCTGCCGCCTGTTCTGCGCCACCGAACTGACGCACGGCGCGCTTGGCCAGCTCCATGTTGCCGTCGAACTTGTCGCCCAGCTCTGCCTTGAGCTCCTGCTGCTCGGCGGTGTTCTTGGCGTCCAGGGCGGCGATGCGGGCAGTCTCCTGTTTCTCGAACCGCTCCAGCGCCTTAGCCTCGAGCTTCTGTTGCAGGTTGAAGCCCTGCTCTTTGGTCAGCCCGAGCTCGCGCATAGTGGCCGCAACTTCGGTGACGAACTCAGGGTCCTCACCTTCACGCACGGTCAGGCCATAGTCCTCGGCCTTAGCAGGGCGGCCGACTGCATCCCAGAACTGGCCCCACTGCTCGGGTGTGGCGTCCTTGCCGGGGAGTGCCAAGCCATCGGCCTTGGGAGCTTCGGTAGGTGCAGGCGCTGCATTGTCGTTGGCAGGCGCAACTACCGGGGCGGCTGGTACTGGTGTCAGAGCTGCGGCCGCGCTGGTCGCTGGGGCTGCCGGTGCAGTGGTGGTCGTGATGATTTCGTCAGCCATTTAACTTCTCCTTCAGTGCGTAGCCCATCAGCGGCCAAACTTTGTTGATAGCGTTGGCGCGGGAAATCTTGCGGCCAAGTTCGGCGCTGAAGTTCTCAGGACTGGCGAGAGCGCTCTCGCCAGTGACGGTGAAGCCGTTCTTCAGCACCAGGACGCAGAAGGTCAGCAGTTCCAAAGATTGGGGTACCTCCGCCATGGCGAACTGCTCACCGAACCGTGCGAAACGGTCACCATCAGCGGCGGTGAAGTAGTGCTCGCTGGCGATGTTCACCTCGATGTCGGCCGGCGTGACACGCGGTGCGGTCAGCCCCTTATCCTGGATCTCTTGTTCAATCTCTTTGTCGTTCATTCCGCTTCCTCGTCTGTTCTGTCCATTCTCAATAGTTAGAGGTCAAGGTCATAACCAGACTTGGCTAGTTCCCGTTCCTCTCTCTTTCGCATTTCCATAATCTTCTCGTCCGTCAGGTTTAGCATCTGCTGGATTTTCAGATACACCTCGCGGCGGCCTTCGTTTACTGCTGTTGCATAGGTGTCAACTCGGCCATCGGCGCCTGGTTGGATGCAACTCATGTCGGCTCGGCAGAATTCACGCAAATTCTCGATAGCCAGTCGCCCGTTTTCAATGTCGCCATCCACCAGCCTTCGGTAAGCATTCCGAAGGTTATGGAAATGGATTGATAGGCGGATAGGCTCACTCATTCAGAACTACCTGGATGACGGTGACAGATAACTCGCCGCTTGGTGTTACCACCACAGACACCTTGTGAGGCTGACCTGTCTTGGCTTCCGCATTGACGAGCTCGCGGCCTGCTGCATAGGCCGCCTGCTCCAATATCTTGCGTTCGTTCATTCGCATTCTCCGGTCGTTGCGATGTTGTGATTATCGCAACGCCGTGATGATAACGCAACTACGCCGGCACCACGCCGGGAGCTGCTGACCGCTCTGCTGTGCCTGCGATAGCCTGGGCGCTCGCCAGGTCCTTGGCTGCGCTCGCCGCAACCGGGGCCGCTGCCAGTACCTGCTGGGCCTGCGCTGCCATAGCCTGCTGCTCGTCGATGGCCTCGAGCTCCTCGTCGCTGTACTGTGCCTTGGCCGGGAAGCCGTTCACGTCCAGCAGTATCTTGGTCGCCTCGTCCATGTTGATGCGCTTGAACGCTGCCTCTGGCCCGATGACCTGGGCGAGCGGTGTCAGCTGCTCGAACGCCCGCAGGATAGCCACACCCTCACCGGAGCGGCGAGCTAGGGCCAGCGGGTTCTGATACTCGACGGCGTAGATGCCACCACGCTCCAGCAACTCATCCGGCATCGGCGGCAGCACCCCGGCAGCGGCCAGGATGTCGATCTCCCGTTCAACCATCGGCGACAGGAACTCAGCCTCAACCCGGGCAGCCGGCGGGGCCAGCAACGCGCCCTTCTCCTGCGCCCGGATCAATGCCTCGGTCGCGGTCATGTTGGGCGACTCGACCAGGATGCTGAACAAGGTATTCCACAGCGCCTCTTTGACGACGCCGCGCTTCTGGTCTCGCATCTCCAGCCCGATGTCGATGCGCTGACCGAACTGCATCGGCTGCACCATCTGGCGGCCATTGTCGTCAACGCCGCCGTAGTTGATAGCGGCAGGGGTCAGGCGGATGGCATCGAGGATCCCGTCCTTGTGGGCCAGCAGCGGCGGCAGGGTTGCGAGCTGGGCGGCCTGGATGGTGGTTCGCTCCATTTCGTTGAGCATCTTGATGTCAGGCAGGACGGTCATAGCCGGCGAACGGCCGTAGATTTCCTGTGAGGTGACGGAGTAGCGGCCAACGGCGATGGGGAACGTGCGATAGCCGCCCTCTGACACGATGGCGCGGAAGTCAGGGGCAATGACGTATGACGCAAACTGCATGCCCTTGAAGTCCTTGCGCCACGGCTTCAGATCCTCGTTCGGCTTGTAGCAGCGAATGAACTTGAACTCAGTCTCGGGCCGCTTCTCGGCTGCGTCCTTGATGGCCTGTGGCAGCTTATCGAGGCCGAACTCGCGGGCAGCTTGGCGGGCAGTCATCCACTGCTCGCGATGCACCTTGTCCACGATGCCGAACTCGTTCTCGGCCATGAACAGCTGCTCGATGCCTATCGAGTCGTAATAGATCCCCTTGCCCAGCCGATCGCCGATGAACAGCGCCATGGTGCCGGCCCAGCCAAGGTCGTAGTAACACTCAGCAGACTGCGGGGCGAAGTTGGCGCCGTAGCGGGCAGCGAACAGGCGGCGGTTCACCTCGTCGAGATAGCGCTGCACCGCCTTGTTGTCGCGCAGCTCCTCATCGACAGCCCGCAGCGAGTGCCAGGTCTGGTTAGCTGGTGACACCAGCGACTGCACGGCAGCGGCAAAGCGGTCGAGCGCCAGCCCTGGCGTCGAGTCGAACACCCTCTCGGTGCGCTTCTCGCCCTTGTTGGTATCGGCTGCCTTCTGGCGGCGAAACTCGTTCTTGCGCGGGATGACACGCTCGGCCACCTCGCGCCAGTGGTCCTCGAATGTCTGGCGCTGCGTCACCATGCGCGCATGCTCAGACAGGATTTGATCGGCGCGAGAGTCGGCCATAAATGCCCCTTAGCTGCCGAGCAGTGTTTGTGATGCGACAGAGCCAGCGGTGCCGGCATTGGTGCCCAGCCCACCAGCACCTGATGTCAGGTCGGTGGCCGCTCGGCCCTTGCGGCGCTTCATGAGGTCGGACGCTTGACGGTCGACAGTGCCCTGGTCAACAACGGGCAACGGCGCCGGGGCTTCGACCTTCGGCATCTTCGGCTTTGAGAATAATCCGCCCATGGTGTGCTCCTAGTTAGAAAATGGAATAGTCAGACTCTGCCTGGCGTGGCATGTCAGAGGTATCCCGAACAGGATACGCGAAAGTGAGCGCAAGTGAATCAGCCCGGTCTGGCGATTTGATGCCGCGCCCCTTGGCCTTCTCCTTCGATTCCATCAGCAACTCGCCGCCGCGGTACTCGTACTGGAGTGCCGTCAGGTCGGTGGCGAGCTCTGGGTCGTTGGGCAGGGACACACCAGCTTTCACCCAGTCGCGCATCTGGCGCCACATCCTGGCCCGCAGATTGTAGTTCTGGCCGTCCGACATCCGCAGGCTTGAGTTCACATCCTGCACGATGCGGCCGAAGTCACGGCGCAGCATGTCAGCCACGCCGGAGCCGATGCCGATGGTATCGACGGCAATCTGTTCCGGCTTCACCCGCCAGGCAGTGATGGCATCCTTCACCCGGCCAGCCACATCCACCACGTCACACTGGCCAAACACGATTTGCGGGTAGACAACCCTGCCCTGCCGGAACGTGATGCAGCTCTTGTCGTCGCCGAAGCGGGCAACGTCCACGCCCACCAGCAGCGGACCCTCTGGCCGCACATCGGCTGGGCCCTGGCGCATGCCGGCTGTGACGAACGAGCCCTCGATCCAGGCGTTGGTGACTGACGCGGTATAGTCACGGTCGATCTCGGCGGCGACGATGACGGGATCCAGCGTGGCGACCTGGTGCTCGTACCAGGCTTGGTCTTTTCGCGGATCCGACTTCCAGTCAAATACGAAGACAGGGATGCGGCCACCATGGCGCTTGCGGTAGAAGGCGTTGCCCGCCCCGTTCGGGGTGCTCACGTCGACCTTGCAGTTACTCGTTTGCGATAAAGCGGCGTCGATGGCGTCGGCGTGGTCGTAGAAGGCTGACTCATCCTTGAAATAAATCGATGTGCGGTTACCACGACCGATGTTGTCCCCGCTCTCCCCGACGATGGCAGAACCGTTCTCTGTGTTGATGATCCGCATGTACGGAGCATGGGCCCGCTCGTTGTAGCCGCGCGGCCTGAACTCAACCGGCAGGCTCATGATGATCGCCCGTATCTTCCAGAACAGCGACTTGGGGTCGCCTATCTTGTCGACGTACTCCTCTTTCCGAGAACCGAAGCCCACGACAGTGCCAGGGCGGAACAGCCACATCCAGACAGCGAAGGCGCAGCAGAGCCAGGACACGCCCATGTCTCGCGACTTCTCGGTCAGCCCATCCTCGCGGGCCAGCCAGCGATCCTTTAGCCAGTTGATGTACTCAGCCTGGCGTTCGAACAGCATGAAGGGGACGTATGACTCGAGGCCGCGCTCGGCGTTTCGCGGGTCGAAGGTGGTCATCCAGTCGGTGATGAAGTTGACCGGGTTCTCTGCGTAGTAGGCTTTGACCCCAGCCAGCAGCGCAGGGTCAGCTCGCAGCTTCTTGAGGCGTTCAATGCGGGCCAGCCAGATCGGCTCATAGGCTGGATGGCGGAAATCGAAATTGGCTGGGGTGGTCACGGCAGCGCCAGCCAGTGCTGGATGGCGTAGACGATCACCACCCAGGCCGCGCCATTCAGTGCCAGCAGCGACCAGAGCAGCAGCGGGCTGTGCTCGTCAGGGTGTTGGGTTCTGGCGGCCCGCTTCTCTCGTTCTGCGGCCAGGTTGATGGGGGTCATGCACCACCTCTGGCTACTGACTGAGGTGATGCCACCAGAGTTACGTGATACGCATTGCCATCATGCACCATGTAGCCAGAGGTAATGGCCTCCGCCCGGTGTAGATCTTCCACTTCACGAGTGGTTGATGCCATCAGGCCCACGGTCACGATGACCCCAACCAGAAAACCGATCATAGCCTCTCTCACACCTCACCCCCAGCGCCCTCGAGGAGCTTCTTGTATGCCTCACTGGGCTCGATGGTTGCGGTGGACTGAATGGGCGGCAGGTCTGATGCGCCGCCGATGGCAACCTTGTCGCCCCACTTCTTCGGGTTCCACTTGGCTAGCAGCTTGAGGCGGGTTTCGACGCGGTTCTTTTGCCAAGCAACGAACCCGGCATCGACCTTATCGCCATGCTCTGTTGCTGTGCGCTCAGGGATCTCGTCCTGGATGAGCAGCGCATCAGTGATGATTATCTCCTCACCAGCCTCACGCGCCCGCGCGATTCTTCCGGCAAGTTCTGGCCTCGCCTCGCACCAGTCGTACCAGGTGCTCAGACCTACCCCGATGTCACGACAGACTTTCGCCAACGGCTCACCATTCGAGACTTGCTCAACGATGGTGTCGGCCTTCTCCTGCGTGTAGGTAGATTGCCTTCCGCCTGGATTTTTTGCCTGTGGTGTAGCGTTTGATTTTTTAGTTCCCATAGTTGCGTATTTTACAATCCCCATGTGATTTCAGCAACAGCACCGGCACAAAATCACCGCTCCTGCCAGATTGCCCAGGCTGCCGGGGCGACGATGAACAGCAGGAAGGCCAGACACTCGCCGACGAGTGGGTCGTTGAACAGCCACAAGCATATCAGATCGAACATAACAGCTCCTTGTTGCGATTTTCCCATCAGGGACGGTTAGGGACGCAGGGACACCAGTTTCCATTTAGGGGGATCGCGTTTTCGCGGGTGTCCTTACGCGGCCGCCTTCTCTTCCATTCTATATAAATCACATCTTTATATAATAAGTGTCCCTACCGTCCCTACCGTCCTTTGTATTGATAATTCAATGACTTACGCAAGGGTCACATTAGGGACACTAGGGGCACCTTTTCGAAGGCAGGGACACTAGGGACGCTAATATGAAGGATTTTTCTTTGGAGTGAGCAATTGGCGCACTCCATTTGCCTTTCTGCTGCGCTTGCCGTTGCACGCTCGAATGACGTGCGCGGCTCTTGTTGCCTCAGATTGCGTACAAGTGTCCCTGCCCAAAGAGGTCAAAATCTCTGTGGCAGAACGCCATTCCCAATCCCATTCGTCCGATCCCCAGAGCAGCCGATTGCGGATCAATTCCTCGATCGGGTCGATGACTTCGAAGTCCTTATTGTGTGAGTTGAGTGCTTCCATTTCGTCGGCAGTGAGGAACCAGCCCTCGCCCTGGCAGTAGAGCGCGTAGACCTGGGCCCAGCACTGCTGCATGTCGATGGTGTGGCTGTGGTCAAGCGCCTCGCACTCGATGGTCCAGTAGCGCCGGTTACCCGTGGGGTCGTGCAGAAACTCCTTGGGGTTCACGCTGGCAAAGAAGATGGTGCGCCTGGCGAACTCGCTTTCCTTGCGGGCATAGGCTCGGCGGAACACGTCCTTATCCCGGGTCAGGAATGCCTTGAGTGCGGCGATGTCTGACTTGCGGAACGTGGCATCGAGCTCGCCCAGCTCCACCAGCCAGTTCGAGACGCACTGTTTTACGCTGTCTCGGTCCTCCGGGCGCAGGATCACGCCGTCCTGCAGCACAGCCAATTCCTCTGGCACCAACGATTTGAACCACTTGGTTTTGCCGAGGTACTGGTCGCCCTGAAACACCAGCACGCCGTGGGCTGATACCCCGTGCGGTCGGAATGCCCCGGCCACAGCGGAGAGCATCCAGCGGGTCAGAAATGCCCGCTTCATGGTACGCACGTTCTCGCTGGTGGTCTCGCCGGTAGCGTGGACGGTGGCGATCAACTCACTCAGCCGGTCGTGACCGTCCCATGCCTTGGAGGTGATCCAGCTCGCTACAGGGTTCCACTGGTTTCGCTCGGCCAGATAGGTGACGTAATCACCGATGTTGCCGGTGGGCATCCGGAACTTGGCAGCCTCGCTGGTGATCCAGGCCACGGCCGCGTTCTGCCGGTTGTCCATGGAGAAGCCGAGGCCAGGGATAAGGATCTCCTCGTCCTTGGAGATGACGTTGTACCGAACGATGACCCCGAGGCGCCGGGTGATCTCGGCCAGGTTGCCGATGGTGGACAGCGGCTTGCCCTTGTCGGTCACGTCCACCAGCCAGGAGGTGTAATCAGTATCCGATCTCGTGGAGGCTGGGACGCTGGGCACGTTGGATCCCGTCTGCTCTGCTATCTCGTTGTGCTCGATGGTGGGTTCTGGTTCTGGATCGGCTGCTGGTGGCTCAGGCAACTCGAAGCAATCCGCCACCGCCTGCAGCCCCTCGGCCAGGTGCAGGTCGTTGAAGTCGGTGCCTTTCTCTCGCTCGCCATCCCAAACAGGTAGGGCGATATGAGCGCCTATTGCTCTGGCTGTAACGGCGGCAGCTACCCGCCCAGCGTTCTTGAACAGCTTAACCCTGCCGCCGTGTGTAACCTCGAGATAGCGGATCCCAAACGGATCAAACTTCTCTGCTACCTCATAAGACTCGATATTGTTTTCTGCAGCCCACTCATCAACCCTGTCATCCAGCCAGCAGTCATCATCTGCGCCAATAAAAATTATTGCCTCCGGCATCGCCGCGCGGATCTTCTTGGCCACGGCCTCGAGGTTGCCGGCGGAGAACGCCACGACAACGCAGTAGCCTGTCGCAATGTGGACAGAGACGGCGGTCGCGTAGCCCTCGCAGATAACGATGTGCCCCGTCTTGGATGGCTTGCCGATCACGGTGTAGGCGCCGGCTGACGGTGTGCCGGTCAGAAACTTGCGGGCGCCGTCCTGCTGGATGATCTGCAGGCCGACCAGTTGGCGCGGGCCGTGGTACAGCGGAACCAGCAGCATCTCGCGCAGCATGCGGGCGCCAACGCCTGGGATGTGCTTGCGGCTCAGGTAGTCGTGCTGACGTTCCGTTGCATCGTGCGCAGCGTCCCACATCTTGGCAGCCTTATCTGCGGCGCGCTTGTGTAGTTCTTCCTGATCGCGTTGGCGCTGCTCCTCAAGCGCGCGCATCGTCTTGGCCCATTCGCGCTTTTGCTCTGGCGTCCATGGCTCAGACTTACCGGTCCACGTTGCATCAACGCCGCTGCGATAGTCACCGAAGCGGCCTGCTGGGCGCTCGTCATCATGGAAAACGTACCAGCCGCTATCATCGCGCGCCTTGCCGTTCGATGAGAAGCGCTCGATTTTGCCGCGGTACGGGATGATTTCACTTGGTGGGGTGATGCCTGCGGCTGCGATGGCTTCGCGGAACTCTTCAGAGGCGCTCATGCTGCACCCCCGACTGCGTTGCAGTTGGCTGCGGCCAAGTGCGGTGCATTGGCAAGAAATACCGCTTGAGCGAACCCCTTCGGCGTGGCGCTGCGTATATTCGCGCGCTCCTCACTGGGTGGGCAGACGTGGATCCTGTTGTCAGGTTTACCAAGCGATTCATCGCGGAACGGCTCAGGCATAACGAACCCGCCGCCAGTCCATAAGCAGGTGCGCTTGGTGTAGTTGTCATTTGCGCAGTGACCTGTGAAGTCGTGCGGGTGGAAGAAATGATCCGGTTTGCGCCACAGGCTGGATATCTGGCTCACTGGGTTTTCAGCGAACCACGGCGCCCCTGACAATTCGCCGATTAGCTGACACTGCCAGACAACGTGCATGGCCTTGAACTGGAATGCAGGGTCTGCCTCGCGCTTGCTTCTGAACCAACGGGCCCCGCTCACGGCAAGATCGGTACAAGGTGGAAATCCTGCCAAAAAAGCAACGCACCCTGACTGGATAGCTTCTCCTATCACCTCCCATGTCACCGGGTGATCGATGATGTGACCAACCTTTGTCACCAGCCCTTCGACGGTGATGCCGGCAGGGTGCTGCGGGTCGACCATGATGCAGTGATAGCCAGCAGAAACCCATGGCTCTGCCATGTGGCCGGTGATGTCACAGAGGAAGATGGCTGTACCTTTATTGAGGCTCATACGGCAGCCTCTCTCTCAGTCCAGTCGCCGATGGCTTGGCCGCTTGGCACATCAGCCAGCCGCAGATAGGGCCGGTATTTGTGCTGGGGGAGTTTCAGGAGTTCTAGGCAGGCTGCGCACTGCACGCAGATGTGGACGGTGCTGTCCGGTAAGGCGCGGCGGACATAGACGCGCGCGCCGGTGTGATTGCAGTCGTTCAATTTTAACGCCCTCACCGCCCGCAGAGCAGGTCCGCGAGCGGCTGTGATTGTGATGGGAGTATCAGTCTAAGGCTGTGTTGTGAAAATCTCAACGCTCTTGGCGTGGTTATGGGGCCTGACGCTCGATGCGGCGCTCGTCGATTTCATCCCAAAATGAATCCAATTTGCCATGGTTAAGCCCATCGAACCACCAGTGGCCGCCGGTCCATTCCGCCACAAACCATTCATCTAATTTAACCCAATAAAACCCATTATTACGCATTTGCATCTCCTACTATCATCCCGGTAACTCCAAGCCCCCCGCCTGGCAGGTCCTCGGCAATATCCAACTCCTTCCACGCGCCAAGGCCAGTGAACGCACGATCCACCCATCCCTCCGTTGCCTCCTCGCCGGTCGTGGCCACCCAGGCCAATGTCAGCAGGTGTTTGCGGTTCACCTCGCGGCGCATGAAATCCATATGCCGCTTGCTCAGTGCCTGGTGGATGTCACGCTGGCGCACTGGCCTCCCCAGTAGCCACGGCCTCGCCCTTGATGTACTCGGCGCCCTGCTCATCCCGACACAGCGCATAGAGGCCTATTTTCCACTGCAGCGCCGTCTCGCTGACCGCCACTGCCTGCACATGGTCGAGCATCTTCTCGCGTCCGGTGGTGCGGTTGAGCACGACAACCTTGGGCGTGATGCCTGCGACGAACACGATCAGAAAATCGCGGGTGATGCGGCGGGCAATGTCGCCCATAAGGCGGACTTGTCTGGCCTGCTCTGGTTTGGTCAGGGTGCGCGGTGTGTGCGAACGGATGGTCATGCGCCACCCCTCCTAAACCCTGCCGCCAGGATGGCGTCGGCTATCTTGTCGGCTCCAACCAGGCTGAGTTGCCCACCATTCACCAGGTCGATAAGATGGTCGCGCTCAGTGCGGATGGGGCGGAACACTCTAGTGCCAAGCATAGTAACCAGCGGGTCAGCCTGATATTCGAATTTCTTGGGGCCTTCATCGAACCTATGTATTGGCTGCCCATGCTCGTTTACGCCAAACACCTTGGTTCTCAGGTATTCCATCCGTCCCTCGTTCCAGAGGGCCTCACACTCGATGCCAACTGGCGGCAGCTCCCCGCGCTCGAACCAGTCAGCAGGCTCAAACTTGTACTTATCCTTCACAAGCTCAGGCACGGCCGCCCGCACGTTCTGTAGTGCCTCATCGAGGCGCTTGATGACGGCTGGTTCTGAGAGATCGGCAGGCCGCTTCTCCAGCGTGTCGCGCCAGCCTCCAAGAACTTCGCCGAGTGTAGAAGCAGCCCCGCGGGAATTATCCCCAGGCCACCATCCGCGCATACCTGGATGAGATGGCTTGGTCGGATACCAGAACCACGTCCCGTTATCATCCTGCGCCAGCCAATTAGCCAACTCCGGCGCATCATCCCAGCTCGGCTTGTTCTGCAACTCGGCGCGGCGGGCAAGCCATTGGCAGCGAGTGAACTTAGCAAACGGCATCCCGTCGCCATACTTTGCAATCCCCTCGTTTACATCACGCGAGATGGTCTTGGCTTCTTGGTGCTTCCACTTATGGACATTCCGAGCCAGCCAAGTCAGGTCATCGTTCTGTTGGCTCATACAGCCTCCCCAGCAGACAAGGCAGCCCTGTCAGCAGCAATGCCAGCCAGTTGGAGTGCGTAGGCCTCCTTGGCTTTCCGCTCCTGCTCGTCAATCGCATCCAGTTCGACTCTCAGGATTTGTTCTTGATCCAACATCTTAAACTCCACATCAGCATTCTGGCTGATGCGGCAATAGTCAGCGTCGTTGCCTGCCCAGCAGGTGCCATCGCTTTTAAGGACTATGGGGGTTACACCGCCAAATCGGCGGCTTTTAAACAGTGCAATTGTCATTTTCATAGCGGGTTCCTCGTGTGTTTGTTGATGCAAACAAATCATAATGCGTTATTGCGGAAAACGCAACGCGAGGAATTAATGAGGTTAAAATCGCATCACATCAGGCAGCGAGAGCGGCCCTGGCTTCTTTGACGGAGGTGACGAATGCAGCGATGGCGCCGCGCTCTTTCATGGCTGCGATGAACTTCTTTTGCTCGGGTGAGCGGCGGGAGCCTTTCGGCTTTTTGACCTCGAGATAAAACGCCTTAGCATCACCAGCCCGGTGGCCAAACAGATCGGCATAGCCCTTCACGCCGATGCTGATAGGGCGTAGGTCCTGAGTCAGAAACAGGCCCACGTTGTAACGCGCGACAAAATGGCCGTCCTTTGATAGCTCGACCATGATCTCGCGCTGCAGCGGGGTCTCGAGTTGGCTCATGCGTTCCCCGCCGGCTCTTGCCAGCGCAGCCGCATCGTCCCCTCGACAGCCCCGGCCCCCAGATTCTCTACCAGGATGTAGAACGTGGCCCCAGCTGGCAGCCCGCGCACGGAATCAACTGCCGAGTTTTCGGAGTTAGAGGCCCCACCACCAGCCGGCGTCTTGACCCGCACTACATCGCGCAGAGATGATCCGGTGATGGCCACCGCAGCAGCCAGCCCGGCAGCAGTGGCCGATATAACGGTCAGCGACGTATAGGTCGGGGCGCCCACCATAGTGTTGGCCGGGATGATAGGAAGCGTAGTTACAAAGGCACCTGTCGGAGTGCCGCCGGCATGCGAGGTGACCCGCACCTGCCCATCGTCGATGGAAAGCTCGAGCGATTCGAGCAGCATATTGGAGCCCAGAACGGTGCGGAACAGCACCCGGTTGTTAGCCGGGATCTGAGTGCCGCCGGTCGTGGAAAATTCGTAGAAGGTGCGGAACTCGCGGCCACGGAAGAAGCCCGGGTTGCCCAGCGCAGAGGCTGCGATCAGCTGCTCAGCAAAAGTGCCGTCGCCCATATCTACATCGCGGCGGACAACTCCCGCGTCGTTCTCGTCCCTGACAAGTTTGTCGGCCATGGCGTTAATCTCGGTGTGGATGTTCTAGCCAGTATACCCTAGCGCCTGCTCCACAACGCCAGCACATCGGCGCGCAGCTTGTCGGCTGCAGATTTGCCGCGGCGCTTCTCGACAGCTGCCAGAAAATCCTGGCGGGTAGACTTGGGCTGCATGCCCAGCACGAAGCGGGCCTCGCATTCAGATCTCCATGCCTCGCTGGCACTATCTACCAGTGTGCCGTCGACGAATTTCACAGTGGTGCTGATCATGCCTGTCTCTCCTCGAATTTAATGCGGCCCATCAGCACGGCTCTAGCCCACATGGCCGGGCGCTTGTAGCCTCTAGATCTGGCGATAGCCTCCAGCTCCGGAAGCGACTGCTTGGGTCGCGGTTTCTTCTGCGCCTGCTGCTGTTCCATCACAGCCTTGGTCAGGTCGATTTCAGACAGTGTGCCGTCAACCTCATTCAGTTCGCGCGGCTTGGGTTCGAAGTGGTGGCCACAGATGCAGTCGGTCGCCTGTGACATGACGGTGGCAAAGCAATCCGGGCAGGTCTTGACCGCCATCTCCTGCGGCCCCTTCTTCCCCTTGCCACCAGCGCCAGCCAGTGACCACTCGCGGGCGATGATGGGCGAGCCGTGCCGCTCGATATTGCCAGCATGGTCGAGGATGATGCAGTCATCTTTGCCAGGGTGAGTGCGCAGGCCGCGCCCGATCGATTGCAGGTACTTGGTCAGGCTCTGGGTCGGGGCCAGCAGGATGATGCAGGACACCGCAGGGGCATCTACTCCAGCCACCCACAGGGCGCAGTTGCAGACCACATCGAGCGCGCCGGATTGCAGACCGATCAGGGCGGCATCGCGTTCTGCCTGATCGCTGTCGCCAGAGATGGCCACAGCTCGGTAGCCCGCTGCGGAAAACTCCTGCGCAACATGCTGGGCGTGGTCGATGGAGACGCAGAACGCCACTGCCGGGCGGCCATGAGCCACGCCGCGATAGTGCTCGACAGCAGAGCCGGTGATCTTTGGTTTGTCCATCACATCCGCGAGCTCGCCGCGATTGAAGTCACCCGCTACCGAATGCACGGATGACAGGTCAGGCGCTTGCGGGGCATAGTAGCGAACCGGTGCGAGCAGGCCCTCGCCGATCAGGTCTAGCGTGGAGCACGTAGGGATGATGCAGTCGGCAATCTCACCAAGGCCCCGGCCATCGAGGCGCGTCGGGGTCGCTGTCAGCAGCAATAGCTTGGCTCGCGGAGCCCAGCGGATCACCTGCTGATAGGTTTCTGCCACAGCCAGGTGAGCCTCGTCGATGATGATCATATCAGGGGCATCGTAGCGGTCGAGGCGGCGGGCCAGGGTCTGCACCATCACGACCTGCACCGGCAGCGAGCGATTGCCATCAACGCCGGCAGCTATCCAACCGTGGGGGATGTCCTCGGCGGCCAGTTTGCGTGATGTGTCGGTCAGGATCTCGCGCAGATGAGCCACGAACCAGACCTTATTGCCCTTGGCGAGCGCGCGGTGAATGACGACTGAGGCAGTCGCCGATTTTCCGAACCCGGTAGGAGCGACCAGGATCGGGGCTTTCTTGCCGGAGCGGTAGGCGGTCACGATGTCATCGATCGCTTTGACCTGTCGTGGTCGCAGGATCATGTAATCGATTCACCATTCAACAAAGCAGGGTTGGCCATAGGTTGATTCAACACTCCGCCGGTGTAGGATCAAGCGGCTCAGGAATGCCTGTCAGCAACTCTGATGGAGTAAGTGGAATGCCGCGCTGCTTGGCGAGCTCCAGCAGCACGGACTGAGAACGCGACGGAACTAACCCCCCAGTGCCGCCGTCGAGTTGAGACTTTCGCCACCGTGAAATTGTACTCGGGTTCTTTTTGAGAACGCGGGCCAGCGCACAAACGCCGCCAAAGCGCTCGATAACGAGCTCAGCGGGTGAGGCATAGGGGGTGCTTTTCATGATTATCCTTGTTGAGAATTTCCCACAGATTCTACGCGCCAGCGCAAAAAACGCAATGAATCCGGTTGCGAAACGGTGGCTGCATATGCTTTATGGTGCAGATCATTTTGGAGTAATTCCTTGCCATTCAGTGTCGACACGAAATGGTTCCATGACCGCCTGGCCGACCGGAAGCTGTCGCAGCGGGAGCTGGCCAGGCGTATCGAGCTCGACCCATCAGCCCTGTCCCTCACATTCAGAGGGCGCCGGTCGATGAAACTCACCGAGGCCGCTGAAATATCCCGCCTGCTGGGTGTCCCGCTTGACGAGGTGCTGTTCCGGGCTGGGGTCGAAAAGAACTCCGGCGGGCGCACCCTGGCCATCTCCGGCTGGATGGACATGCAGGGCGAGGTGCATTTCGACAACGAGCTTGGCGAGATACCCCACCCTGGCGGCGAGATCCCGGGCGGCGTGACGGTCGTGCAGTGCCGCACCGCCGGATCCGTCATCGACTACATGGACGGCTGGGTGTTCTTTATTGGTTCGACCGCGGAGCCACCCTCCATGGCCCACCTCTCCCGCCTGTGCATCGTGCGCATGACCGGCGGCGTCATTTACCTAGCCCAACTGCGGCGAGGCTACCGGCCAGGGCGTTGGAATTTATCCGGCCCAGTGGCGCAATTCACAGACGTGACCCTCGACTGGTCTGCCCCAGTCCTATCCATTAAAACTTAACATGCATTGTAATGTCGTCTGATTTATTTGCGTCCTGACTGTTGCGTTTATCACAACACCGTTTTATGATGTGTGCAAATCACAACAGGACGAGATAGACATGACAAGAGAACGCATTACCCCCGACAACGAGGCGCACTGGTTAGAAATGCGCAAGCTGGACTTAACCTCTACCGAGAGTGCAGCGCTGTTTGGCCTGTCGCCTTACATGACTGAGTACGAGCTCTATCACCGCAAGAAGTCAGGCGATGTGCCGGAGTTTGAGGTGAACACCCGCATGTTCTGGGGCACCGCACTCGAGGCGGCCATCGCCCACGGCCTCGCAGCAGAACATGGCTGGGTCATTCGCCCCATGAAGGATTACATGCGACTGGCTGACCAGCGGGTAGGCTCCTCCTTCGACTTCGAGATCACCAGTCTCGACGAGCCGACCCACCTCGAGATCAAGAACGTCGATTTCCTGGCCTTCCGTGATGGCTGGATTGAGCACGATGACGGGTTCATCGAGGCACCCGCCCACATTGAGCTCCAGGTGCAGCACCAGATGATGGTGTCAGGCTATACCCGCTCCTTTATCGGCGCGCTGGTTGGCGGAAACAGGGCGATCGTCATTGAGCGTGAGCGTGATGATGCGGTTATCGCATCGCTGCAGGCCAAGATTGCTAAATTCTGGACGCGGGTTGATGCCGGTGACGAGCCGCCCCCCATCTACCCGGATGACGCCGCAGCCATCATTGCCCAGTTGTCCTATTCAGAGCCCGGCAAGATCCTCGATGCCTCCAGCGACGTGACCATTGCAGCCCTGTGTGCCGACTACAAGGAAGCAGCAGCCCGCTGCAAGAACGCCGAGGAAGACAAGAAGGTTGCCCAGGCCAAGCTGCTGACCCTGATTGGCGATGCTGAAAAGGTGCTGGCCGATGGCTTCAAGATTTCGGCGACCATGGTGGCGGATACCCCGGCAACTGTGATCACGGCAGAGATGGTCGGCACCAGCTACGGCGGGCGCAACGGCTACCGCCGAATGACCATCACCCCAGCGAAGGTGGCGAAATGAAACCGACAAAGGCGCAGCTTGCCGTGACAGCCGTCATGCTTCCAATTCTAGTAGTTGGGATGATCGCTGGTTTTGTCTGGGTGGCATTAGCGTCAGGGTGGCACGCCTCGTTTGACATCGCTTACCAATTTATCGTCACACCAAAAAGTAAGGAGTAACACCCATGGCTAACAATCAGATCACCGTTATCGACGAGGTGCGCGGCGCCCTAACCAGAATGGAACCGCAGTTCAAAGCAGCACTACCGAAGCATGTTACTCCTGACCGCTTCCTGCGCATCACCATGACCGCAGTGCAAGGCAACCCGAAACTGCTCGAGTGTAACAGAACCTCCCTCTATGCGGCATGTATGAAGGCCGCACAGGATGGCTTGCTGCCAGATGGCAGAGAGGGAGCGATCATCCCACGCAAGGGCGTCGCGCAATGGCAGGTCATGGTCGCCGGGGTCATGAAAAAAGTGAGAAACAGCGGCGAGATCTCAACGTGGAGCGTTCACACCGTCCACGAGAATGACGATTTCGAGTATGTCCTCGGCGACGATGAGCGCATCACCCACCGCCCAGCACTCAAGAACAGGGGCGCGCTGATAGGCGCGTACTCTATTGTCCTGATGAAGGACGGCGAGCGCAGCCGGGAATATATGGGGGAGGATGAAATCCTTTCCATTCGTGACCGCAGTGACGGCTACCGGTATGCCAAGAGCAAAGGCAGCACCGACAACCCTTGGATAACTGATCCTGGTGAAATGTATAAAAAGACCGTCATTCGCCGGCACTCCAAGCGCTTACCCATGAGCACCGATCTCGACGAGATGCTGCGCGACGACGACCATCAGTTCACTCAGCAACCGTCAGATCCAGTGCAGCACGCAGAGCCGCAGGCCGAAGCCGCCCCAGCCAAGCGCACTCGCCCCAGCCGCCTGCAAACTGTGGTAGACCAGGCTCCTCCAGCGCACACCGAAGACGGCGAGGTGATTGAGCACGAGCCGCAGGCTAACGGTTACACCCCCGCCAGCGAGTTCAATGACTACGACGAGAGCCCAATATAAATGGAGGCGACAATGACAGCGGAAACACGGGACGACGACCTGCTGACCCCGGCAGAGGTGGCCAAGCTCCTGTCGATGCACGAAGGATCGCTCGCTGCCTGGCGCTCCCAGAAGCGGGGCCCGAAGTGGGTCAAGCTCGGCGATAAACCTAAATCCCCCGTGCGCTATCGGCGCGGGGATCTTGCGAAGTACCTGGCAGACAATCAGGCATAACGGAGAACAGCATGAAAGATTACGTCAATACCCCACGACCCACCGCCTTCCAGTTCTGGATGCGCAAGAACGAGCGCCACGTACAGGCCGCCATCTTGATCATCGCCCTGGCCATCATCGGTTCAATTGGAGGTGGGATGTGAGCTTTGAACTCCGCCCCACCAACAGCGTCGTTTTCGCCGAGCGTATGCGCAACAGCGAAGCCAGAAAGCAGCAGGAGATGGAGCAGGTCAGCCGCCACCCTCGCGGGGAGAACCGACGCAAGGCGCAGGCAATGCGCAGGATCGAAGACATTCTCGACCAGAGGAAACTGGCCGAGCAGTTCAAAGAGATATGGGAGGAAGAATGAAAGAACAAAGCACGAACAAGCACACAGCGGAGCCATGGGTAGTCAGCGGGATTGGAGGAGGCTTCGACCTTATAGAAGCCGAGCTGCAGCACCGGCACATACCTGTCAATGACTCCCAAGCCATGGCTAGGACGTTCGGTCCAGACCGGGAAGCCAACGCCCGCCGCATAGTCAAGTGTGTGAACGCCATGGCCGGCATCGGCGATGACAACGCCCTGTTCTACCCGGGTAACACCGTGCGCTCTGTTATCGTCAGCATGAAGACTAAGCAGCTGGAGCTGGAGCAACAGCGCGACCAGCTCCTGGCAGCACTGAAGACTGTGCAGGCAGTCGCCAACGAAAGCGCTGGGATTGCCGGGTGGCACCTGAACGGTGACATAGCGAAATGGGGCGAGGTACTGCCTGAGATCGACACCGCCATCGCCGCGGTCGAAGGCGGTGAGGCATGAGCAAACACACACCGGAGCCGTGGCCTCACTTCATTGATTGCTGCGAGCCAAGCACTCCGCACCCAGAGAGCGATGGCGTTGTTCGACTGGGGTTTGATGACTACGACCGGGCGCGTGCCTGCGTGAATGCTTGCGCAGACATCAGCACCGAAGTGCTGGAAGTGCATACCGGGCCCCGGCTCCTGCACACCCGTTTAGAGGAGTCGTTCAGCAGGATTGACACACTGCTTGGCGAGCGAAATGCCACCGGCCTAGCTATCGATGCAGCGATCCGCACCGGTGTCGTTCCGGAGCAGCACCCGCTGCGCTCCCGACTGGAGATGTTGGCCAACCACCGCAAGCGCGAGCAGGATCTGTCCGCCCAGCTCACAGACGCCACCCGGCACGTCGCCGCCCTTGAACCGCAAGCTAATGCCGCACACCTCGCCGGTCATGCGCTCGGACTGATGGCGGGATCTGACGTTACCACCGAACTGATGCCGGCAATCAAGGCGGCGGTCAGTTCAGCTAACGCATGGAAGAGCCTTCATAAATGGGTCAATGACGAGCGCAACAATCCACAGATGGAGATCATGCATTCTGTTTCTGTTGAGTTGCACAAAGATGGCTGCTTCTCTGCGTGGATTCATCTCTCACGCTTTATCGAGGCACTGTTTGATCGAATTAGTGATCTTGAAGAGGACGACGCCGCCCTGGCTGGCAATGTGCCAGACCATATTGCTGACGCCAACAAAATGGTCGTTCCGGAAGGCTGGCAGCTGGTGCCGGTGGAGCCGACTGTTGAGATGTGGCGAGCCGTGAACAAGCTTGATGATGAGATGGCGGCTGGTGGATATGACGGGAAGGGCGCCTCTATTGAGCAGTGCTGGGACTGCCTGCTCGCCGCCGCGCCGAAGCCGGAAGGCGGTGCCTCATGACCCCACGCAACCCAAAGCCCAATAAAACCCTGCAGATCGCCCGCTACCTGCTGGCCAAGGGTGTCGCGATGGATGCGCGGCAGGTTTACGAGACTGGCTTCCGCTTCTCTGGCGATGATGTGACGACAGTCGAGGCGATCAGTTCGCTGATGCACAAGATGCGCCTGTCTGCGAAGTACAGCATCGAGCAGTCCCTTCGCGGCTACTTCGGCAACGGCACGACGCAGATCAAGGTGATAGCCATCAGTGGCGATACCACTCAGAGAGATGTGGCAGTGAGAGACACGAGGCGAGACATGTGGCGCATGCTGCTGACGATGCCGGTGCCACAACATGTCTGACTACTGCGAGCGACTGATAGCCTACGTGATGGGCCACGGCGGCAAATCAAGAGAGCAGGCAGAAGCATGGCTCGATACCGAGTGCCCAGCTTGGAGGATGGGCCAGCCACCACAGGCTGGCACTATCGAGGTGAGCAGCGAGGATGATGAGTGATCCGGCTGGCCTGCTTGTTCCTGTCGCTGCTGTTGCTGTGGTGCTTCGCCATAGCGGTAATTTCTGGAGGTGGATCATGAAATGCGATCACGTTTGGCACTTGGTGAGTGACTGGTCTGGGGATGCAGGTCTGCCCAGAGGCACCGTGGATTTCGAGTATGCCTGCTGCTCGCTGTGCGGAGAGGAAAGCACGGATAGGCAGGTCATCAGCGAGGTCGAGACGGCTGACGATTACAGCGACGCTGAATGGTTTGGCGTGGCTTGACTCGCGGCTAGGCTGTTGCGATATTCTCACCATATGTAGTGGGAACCACCATGCGAGACGCACCAACGAACCTCGAGGCTACCTATGTCGGCAAGGTCGCCAGGTTAAACATCCCTCTGCACTCGGTCGTGACATTGCGCCGGATTGCCGAGGAGTTGCGCGGTCTGGCGACCAACCTCGAGTACATCAGCCGCCGGGATGACACGCCGCCGGTCGCGCTGCTCGAGGCCCGGTATGCGGTGGAGCGGGCAGCCAACAGGATGAAAGAGATCAGGGGGCGTGGCAGGCCGGTGAAGCCACCTCCGCCGAAGTTCAAACACCCGAATGAGTATTGAGTATGCCAAAATACGAAGTGCCAATGAAAATCAAACTTGAGCGCCTGGTTGCCAAAGACGAGGTGACTGGCTGCTGGAATTGGACTGGCCAGATAAACAATTACGGCTATGCGATGGTCAGCTTTAATACTCCTAATAAGCGCCGAACTACCACCACAGCTCATCGTGCCAGCTATCAAACGTTCGTCGGCCCAGTGCAATGGGATCAAGTCGTCTGCCATCGCTGTGATAACCCTCTGTGCATCAACCCAGATCACTTGTTCATTGGGACGCAGTTGGAAAATATGGAGGACATGGTGGCTAAAGGTCGAGATAATTACGGCCATAGCAATATGGCAGGCCTTGGCTACACGAAAGAGTTTCGGATCCTGGTAGCTAACGACAACGACAGGACGATGGTTGAGGCGCGCGACTTCTATGGGGTTTCACTCCCATCATTAACCAAGTGGCGTAAGCGGTATCGAATTACTGACGCATGACACACAACATCTAGGGTTACATTGAAACTTACCCGAATAGTTCTTATGCGAATCCGTCACTACCCGTTGCGGTTGACTGTCAGCCTCTATAGCGATTTCAATGGGTTATGGCGGATCGTTAGAGTTTTAGCGGTGCGGAAATTCAAACTAGGGCTAGTGGGGGGCCGGTCACGGATAGGCCCCTTCCCTATATGGCACACATTCCAACAAATTGGAACCTGTTAGAGGGCGCATGAATGAACCAACAAGAATGGCAGCCGATTGAAACGGCACCGAGAGATGGATCGAAGTTTCTTGCCTATCGCCCGCTTGCAGAAAACAGCAGCGATCCTGTGATGAAAGTCGTCTGTGGATTACCGAACGATGGCGGATGCTGGGCAAAAACAGTCCCGCCAGGTTATGATGATACCAATTTCACAGACGGGTCATGCAAGGCAACCCACTGGATGCCGCTACCTCCGCCTCCCATCACTCATACAGCACGGTAATAGCCCCGGCATCGAAGGCATCAGTCCCGTTGGTGGCTGTGATCCGCAGCCCGGTCAGAACGGCGCCGAGTGCGATCGACCCACCGCCCAGCGTCACGACTGCCGAGCTCGAATAGCCCAGCGTGTGCGCCTCGGTCCAGGTGTTGCCGCCAGGGATGTTGGTCAGAACCAGCTGGCCGTGGATCACATCGGCCGCCGCCGAGATGTTGGTCAGGCGAAAGCCGGTCGAGTACGCCGCGCCCTGCGGTGATGCGTTGAACGGGCCGTTACAGCTCCCGGCATAGCCTGCCACCACCACCGTACTGACGCCGGTGATCGCCTGTACCAGCAGCGGACTGGTGCCATTGGCGCTGACTCCGTTGAACACGATAGTGATGCGCTTGGCCCAGGACGGGATCCCGGTGAAGTCCTTGGCCGTTCCGCTGGTAGTCGCCTGTGCTGCGGTCGCCGTCAGCTTCTGGCTTGGGTTGGTATTCTCGACAGTGGTAACACGGTCGGCTAGTGTGGCGCGTGCGCTGGCCTCGGCATCGAGTTCTGCCTGCGTTGCCGGGTTAAACGCCAGCATCGCCTCTGGTACAGTTTGCATATCACTCCTTGATAGGCGCAGATCGCGCCAGCAGATTGGTCTTGTTGGCCGATCCGTGTGTCGTTCCGAACCAGAAGGCCATGACCGAGCCCCAGCCGGTCGACAGCGAGCCGAGCATCAGCAGCAGCGCCTGGCTGTCGCTGGTGTGCAGTTCGCCCAGCATCATGCCCATGAGGATGGAGAAGTATCCGCCGGTCACCAGCAGCGACAGAACGGCCGGCACCAGCGAGCGGGTTGTCGCCTGCATGGCCCGTGCGTCCTTGCGATCCTGCACTTCGAGGTCGGCGAATTTGAACCCGAGTTCTTTTTCCTGAGCGATGAGTGCCAGCTCGGCCTGCTTGAGCTGCAGCACTTGGTCGCCGGTAAGCTTACCATCGGACAGTGCTTCGTTGATTTTGTCCTGGGTCGGCTCGTCGATGCCGAACACCTTGCCGAGAACCGATACGGCCACCCCTGCCAGAGGACCTCCCAACGCTGTAGCCACGGTCGGCGCCAGCGCTTTCAACCACGATAAGTCCATAAACCTCCCGGCTACTTCACGCCGCCATACTCGAAACTGTAGTGGTTGCCGTCCTGGAAGCGCCCACCCCACCTGGCCAGCGGGTGCTGCTTCTCCCACCACTCGCCCAGAGCCTGATGCGCTTCAGTGCGTTCTGCAAAATCAAGATCGCCATCGCCATCTAGATCTTTAAACAGGTTCAGGTCGATAGCCAGCCGCTGCTTGTGGCCGCTCTTGGCGTGCCCGTAGCCTAGTTTGACGCCGAGCGCACCATGGACGCGCGGATCCCGATAGGCATCGCCCAGTGTGGCGGCATAGCCAAGCTCGAAAGCCTTATCGATCAGGCGCGGGACGAGGCGGGTAAATTCAATCTGTGTTGCTGATAGGCTCATATCTTTCCTGTTAGCCGAATAGCATCCTCGCGGCGCCTGGCGTACTGCTTAAAAAACCAAGCCCTCGCTTCAAGGCTCCAAAAAAATCTGATGGAGGCGAGCGCAATCGCTACGTTAAATAAAACTTCTGGCTCGCTGTGGCAGGCGTTAGGACTGACCATATTTCCGAATGCACCGAAAGCGATGGCCATCAGCAGGACAGCGCCAGGCGTTTTAAATGGCACGTTATTGCTGAGCAAAGCCCACAGCGTAGCGGCGAAGACGATGGCGTTGGCGGCGATATTGATAGCAAGAAGCATCGATTAACCCCCCAGCAGTTTGGCTCGCAATGCAGCGATGATCTCAGGGATCTGCTGCATCGAGTTATGGACGATGGACAGCCCGAAGATTGCAGCAGTAGCCACCGCACACATGTGAGTATAACTTCCAGGGGCTAGGCTGAAGCGTTCCATGGCGAGGCCGCCGACCAAGCAGCCGATGCCAAGCGCACCTATGAAACTGGTGAGGCGCTGCCACCAGTTGCCAGGGATAAACCGCAGGGCGATGGCGCTACCGAAAGCAGCGCTGCCTCCAACTTTTACTGCCAAATTAACCGCATCGTCATTCATAAAAGCCCTAAATATCACAGCTGACTGTTATGGCCACAGTGTTCCACTATCGATAAGCTACTTTCACCAACCTTCTCGGCTCCCGTCGCCTCGGCCTGTGCCATCAATATCTGGCGATAATAAACAACATTTCAAATGTGTCTAAGGACCCCCTCGTAATTGAACGATGCCCCATTTAGGTCGCCAATGACGAGCCTCAAATACCCGGTGAAATTAGAGGCCACGACTGTAAGCGCAGGTCCGGTATTATTGTCAATGACCACCACGTTTCCATAACCATGACCGGATACCATTCTGTCAAAGTTCACATCAACCACCCGGATCCTGAACGCATACATCACATAGTTATCAAAGGATATCTTTGAGTCTATGTTGATGGTAAACGGCGAAGCGCCGCCGCCGTTTCTAGTAACGTCACAGAACGCGATTTTATTAGTTACAAATCCCTGCCTTCCGCTATAGGGAAGGTCCATCGGCCTATCACCCGCGTAGTTTTGGGTTGCTACTGTATCCCCCGATGCGCCATTAAAGATGTGAACACGGTATTTCACATCGATTGCATTGCCCAGGGCATATTTAGCTGAAGGGAATACCGGGCGAAGTGAGCCTGAATCAGCAACCCTTGACGGAGTTATTTCAACAGTGGTGGTGCTGTATACATCGTCGATGTCTATATTTACCGCGACGCTTGGGTCGAAATAGTTACCGCTACCTATGCGGCCACCCTGCATGTTATTGCCTATGATGCCAACTTGGCCGATCTGGAAAAACCAGTTGCTGTCTATGACAACGTTTCTTTTTGTAGCTGTATCACCTAAGTTCAACCCTGAGCCAGCAAGTCCCTCGAAATAGTTACCAGTTATGTTCGCCGGATAAACTTCACTCAAGAATGTCAGCCCGTCTTGACCACCCTCGTAGGATTGGTTGCGTAGGTTCAGCCCGTTAACCCCACCGCTAATGAGCATGTTCTGCCCTCTGTCAGTGGATACAAGTCCGTCAAGGTTCATTATGTTAACGAAGCCATCGAACTCATAAGCTGCTTTTGGGGTGTTGCCTGCTAATCCTCTAGTAGCCGTATAAGAGAATTCCCCGTAAAAGGACCTTCTAGCTAGGTATGTTTGCTGGACGTTATACGCACTACCACCAGTAATTTTGCACCCTTCGTTAAAGTTCTTGGCATTGAAAACCTTTCTGACGTTCGTAGCTCGCCAGTTTAAAATTTGCGCATTTATGACTCGCCCCACTTCATTCCCAAGCGCTAAATTACTCTTAAGTACGCCATCAGCGGTATCAATGTAGCCTGTAACAAATACATCGGTGTCCGCATCAGTGAACCCATTGCCGCCGAAGAGTGAATGGTTGGCGTCAAAAATAACTCCCGTGGGGATAGGGATAGGGGAAAGAAGCTTGTAGTTGCCAGTGTTTGGTCTGACGGTTGCACATACCTCCGGGAATGCCGCTCCAGTGTTCCACTCTTCAGTAGCCCCCGCTGATGCCAATACTACGGCCTTATAAAAGGCGGCGTAGTTATCGGTGCCTGTCTTGGTCGTGGGGTTGTAATCACTCACCGCCCCCCACCACGCTGGGTCGATGGCCCCGTTAATGACGCGCCTTCTACGAAGCCCATTGCTACTCACAATTATGTAGCCACCATCATCCGTAGAGGTGGTGTCTGACGGGATGGGGATGAATACGCCAGCGATCCCTGGTGATGTAATTTGCACCGACATACTGCCAGGATAGGCGCGCAGTTCGGCGTAAGAGGACATCTGGATCTCGCCACGAAGTATCGAATCCTGGGTCGCGAGCGCATTACCGTAGCGGACTAGCATAGCTGCGCCATTAGGAACGGGGATAGCCATGGTCAAAGTGGTCCCGCTTGCGTAGCTATAGTCTGAGCCTGGTCGCTGCGTCACTCCGGCTATACTGACATCAAGATTGGCAATTACGCCGGGGCTACCTGTCAGTGTGAATTCTGTTTGCACTCCGTCACCAATGAACTGATCCGCCCGCCACGTACCAAAGGCAACGATGGTGGCAATCTCGGTTGGCGGAAAATTACGCAGCGCATCCTCTGCCAACCGAGATT